ATCTTACTAAACGGTACATTCGTCTTATTGAGATGATGTTCGATCCAGAAAGAACAATTCGTTTTAATAAAGTAACAAATAAACTTTATATTGAAACTGATTGGACTGCTTTAAAGGCTGGTACTTACATAGCAGTAGAAGCTTATGTAAATTTAAATCCAGATTTATATCCAGAAATTTACAATGATAGGATGTTAAAAAAGTATTTTACTGCTCTGGTCAAGAAGCAATGGGGACAAAATTTATCTAAGTTTGATGGTGTTGCTCTTCCAGGTGGAGTTCAATTGAGAGGCGGAACAATATTAACAGAAGCAGAAAGAGAAATACAGCTTTTGGAAGATCAGATTATTTCTGCGTATGAACTTCCACCAGATATGATGACGGGTTAATATGGCGTTAAATCCATACTTTAGATTTCAATCAACAGAACAAGATGTTGCCGAAACAAACATCATTGAAATTATTCGTATGATGGGAAAGAATGTATATTACATTCCAAGAGAAAATGTTCAGCTTGATAGATTATTCGGTGAAGATCCTCTAACTAAATTCACAAAAGCCTATCAAATTGAGATGTATGTTGCGTCTGTATCTGGATTTCAAGGAGCGGATGTTGTCACTAAATTTGGCCTTGAAATCAAGGATACTTTAAATTTAATTGTAAGTAAAAAAAGATTTACTAAAGAAGTAACAGAAAAAAATCAAACGATTATTCGTCCTAGGGAAGGAGATATAATCTATTTTCCTTTATCAAAGACTATGTTTGAAATTAATTTTGTTGAGCATGAATTGCCATTCTATCAATTGGATAAAAATTATGTGTTTACATTATCATGCGAAACATTTGCATATTCTATGGAAAAATTTGAAACTGGTACACAGGAAGTGGATGCTATTACAAATTTCAAGCAAACTATATACAATTTCTTGATTGGTGCTACAGCCAATGGCTTCACATCTGCATTCAATCAGACAATTCGCGGAGAAAAGGTCTTTGTACCAGGAACTATATCAGGTACAACATCTTTCTTCAGAATATTGGATTTGGATCTTTCTGGAAAGACTCTAACAGCAGAGTTGCTATCTCTAGACGGAATAACATTCTCCAATCCAACGCAACTTACAAGTTCAGTTTCCGGTGTTACATTTGAAATCAAGAGCTATAGCAGCAATAACTCGTATGGAACAATTAATACTGTTCTTCAAGATAATGCTGGTGAAGTACCACCATTTGATTATCAGCGTGGATTTACTGGATCTGGTAGCAAGTATGAAGATCCTATAATTAATTTCACGGATGTAGATCCTTTCTCAGAAGGTAATTACTAATGTTTAACGCATTTAATAATCAATCTATAAGAAAATTAGTTGTAGCATTTGGTTCTTTATTTGATGAGATCTATGTTATAAGAAAAAATAATACAACAAATGTTGAAGAAAAATATAAGGTTCCTATTACTTTTTCTTCAAAGGAAAAGTTCTTGAGAAGATTAGAATCAACATCTTCTATTTCAGAAGGTGTAAAAACGCAGATAAATTTACCTTATATAAGTTTTGATATTGGTGGAATTGCTTATGATAGCAACAGAAAAAGAAACAAGCTTAGAGTAGCTTCAACTTCAGAAACAAACGAAGAAACTGGAGAAACAACCACATATAAAACATTTGCAGAAACACCAGTTTCTATAGGTTTAAATTTATTCTTTTACACAAGAAATTTGGATGAACTTTTTCAGATAATAGAACAAGTTACTGCATATTTCAATCCAGAATTTAATATTAGATTGAATTTTAATGAAATTCATAAGAATATAAATGTACCAATATCAATGAGGGATGTTAGAATATCTGATGATCATGAAGGGGCTTTAAATTCCAGAAGAACAATAATTGGAACCATAAATTTTGTGGCTTCAAGCTATTTGTTTGGGGAAATAAAATCTGGATCTTCTATTTCCACTTTTACTTTCAATATCGATGAAGATCCAGATGATACAGCATATGCGGCTTTATTAAATTCTCAAACATCTAATATAATTTTAAATCCTGATTATTTAAATCAGACTTATAATTTAACAGGAACTTCAGATCCCACATTCATAAGTAAATTTACTTGGACTGAAAATAATGTAACTGAAGATTTTACAAAAATTTTACTTTATGATGCTGTTACTAATGAATCCATAGGTTCTATCAAAATTCTAGCCAATACTTTGACTTTAAATCAAACTGATGTTGGGTATTTTACTAAACAATTAGCACTTGCAATAAATGAAGATCCATATGATACTGTTCCCTGCTTTCCAGACATCAGACTAATAGATTATCAAAAACCAAAATATTATTTTAAGATTTCTAATGGGCAAGTAAGCACATCTTTCCCAGCAAAAATAAACACAATAAGTGTCTGTACTTAATTATGAATGAACTAAATGAATTTTTTAATATAAAACCTACAGAAAACGCTAGCAAAGAAATACAAGAAATCCCAGAAAAGGATTTCGAATATGCCAAGCGCAATATGTACGACATCATTGAGAAGTCAAAGCTTGCTCTTGAGGGCATTATGAAGGTTGCGACTGAGGGGGATTCTCCAAGAGCATACGAAGTGGTAACTCAAATGCTGAAAACAATGTCTGAGATTAATAAAGATCTAATAGATCTTGAAAAGATAAAGAACGAAGCAAATAAGACTACTATTAAAACAACGAATAATAATTCATTCTTCATAGGTTCCACTAGTGATCTACAGGACTTAATCAATCCTGAAAGAAGTAAGAATAAAGCTATAGAAATGATTGATGCGAAGGTGGTAGAGGATGTCAAGGAAATTTAAGGGTTACTTAGGTAATCCAAATTTAAAAGAAGCTGGAGTAAAGATTGACTTTACCGAAGAACAGATTCGGGAATATGTTCGTTGCTCCCAAGATCCAATTTACTTTATTAAGAAATATGTCAAGGTAGTATCTCTTGATAAAGGTCTTGTTCCTTTTGATTTGTATGATTACCAAGAGGACATGATCAATAAAATGCACAATAACCGTTATCTTATTGCTAAACTGCCGCGTCAGTCTGGTAAGAGCACAACGATTGTTGCATTCATTCTTCACTATATTCTTTTCAATCAGAGCATGAGCGTTGGCATTCTAGCCAACAAGATGAATACGGCTAGAGAAATTCTTGGCCGTCTTCGTCTGGCCTATGAGTATCTTCCCAAGTGGCTCCAGCAAGGTATCATCGAATGGAATAAAACATCCATTCAGCTAGAGAATGGCTCAAAGGTCATGGCATCTGCCACATCATCATCGGCAGTTCGTGGTGGCTCGTTCAACCTCATCTTCTTGGACGAATTTGCCCATGTCTCTCAAAACATAGCAGAAGAGTTCTTTAGCTCTGTTTACCCTACAATTACCTCCGGTCAAACCACGAAGGTATTCATGGTATCAACCCCAAACGGACTGAATATGTTCTATTCCTTCTGGAAGGGGGCTACAAGGAAGCAGGGAGAGGAGGGCAAGAACGAGTACATACCCATAGAGGTGTCTTGGAGACAGGTTCCTAAGTACGCTGGTGGGCCTCTGCGCGACGAGCAATGGAAGCAGCAGATGATTGCCCAGACCAGCGAACAGCAGTTTGAGCAGGAGTTTGAATGTTCGTTCCTTGGTTCGTCAAATACCCTCATCAGTACAAGTAAGCTAAATTTGCTTCAGTTTGATAAACCACTAGCAAAGGAGCCAGGGGGTCTTTACATCTACGAAGAGCCAGTTGAGGGTCATGTATACTTCATCATGGTAGATGTCGCCAGAGGTCAAGGAAGAGACTATACGGCTATGGTCGTAGTCGATTCCACCGAAAAGCCCCATAAGGTCGTGGCTAGGTATAGAAATAATCTTATATCGCCTTTTGATGTTCCGCCGGAACTTTACAATTTGGCAATAAAATACAATAATGCACACTTACTGATTGAAGTCAACGACATCGGCGGTCAGATTGCCGATGCCATGCACGAAGATTATGAGTATGAAAATATTATTCAAACTCAGATGATGGGCCGTGCGGGACAAAAAGTAACCTTGGGATTCGGTCGCGGAACAAAACAAAGAGGCGTAAGAACCAGCTCTGCGGTCAAAAAACTGGGTTGTGCAGTTCTAAAAAATTTAATTGAGCAAGATAGACTCTTGGTCAGAGATTTTGATATCATTCAAGAATTGATGACTTTTGTTTCAAAACATCAGACACATTGTGCAGATGATGGTTATACAGACGATTTGGTTATGTGTTTGGTTCTTTTTGGATGGCTAACTCGTCAGGGTTACTTCGAAGAGATTATTGACCTACAGAAAAAGAAAATCATAAATAAAAGCGAGCAGGAGGAAGAAGAAAATACTACCTTTTTTGTTGGTCCAGACAAATTAGACAATGTATTCAAAGATTCAGACACCCTTTGGTTCACGCAGGAATAAAATATGCCACAAATTAACATTACAGAAAATTCACCAAATTTATCAGGCGCAGTACAATCACAGGGATCTTCCCATGTTTCTGTTTTTATGTGTGGTGCTTCATTCATGCAAAAATTGACTGAAGGGGATTCTCCAGTACCAGCATACAAACAATATAACTCTCCCCAAGAACTAATTGCCGAATTTGATTCTACAGTTCTTGCAGGCACTTCTAGCGGATTTTCTAGTGGTGGAGCAGAAAAGGGATTTACTGGCGGTACTACACTTGATAGAGAACTGCATTCAGCTTTAAATTATCTTGAAT